TGGCAAGGGAGCAAGGAATTGAACCTCGTCTTACTGGGTTGGAGCCAGCCGTGCTACCGTAACACTTCTCCCCTATAGCACAATCTCTTTACTTACAATAGTGCTACGGATAATATCCTCATGCTTACCATCATCCTGCTTTATGACAATGCGGTCACTCTTAGGATTCATTGGAAGTTCAACCCCTGTAACTTCAAGCAGAACATCGGGCTTCTTCCAATGACGATAAACTATTCGATACTTTTCCATAACACCTCTCTCATATGGAGCTCCAGGACGGATTCGAACCGCCGACCTGAGGTTTACAAAACCCCTGCTCTGCCAACTGAGCTACTGGAGCATATTGGCGATCCCTCCAGGATTCGAACCTGGGACCCACAGCTTAGAAGGCTGTTGCTCTATCCAGCTGAGCTAAGGGACCTCAAACTTATACGATGTCTCGTACAGTGCCGTCACTCTTTAGAATGACGATAGCCGCATCTTGGGGGACATTGTATTTATTTTTATAATACACAATGTCGGTTTCAGAAATGATAGCCGCATCAAAGTTTGGCTTCAGCTTCCAGACAGCAAAGTTTTCAGACTCGTTACTCATTAGTCAACTTTCTCACTATTTAGTTGGACGGGGGTGTTAGGCACTGAAACACTTTTGCGTTTCGGTACATTACGGAATACGACCTTAGTTAAAGCATCGCGATTTTCAGCAGATTGAAATTCCTCTTTCTCAAGAAGAAAAGTAGCCGCTTCAGCTTTTGTCATAGCCTGGGGCAATTCAATCATATTGTGATTTGTGTTGTCTTTCAACTTCTTAATACGCCCTACAAGGTCATTACCAAAACGAGCCTTAACAAGGCCTGAAGGTAAAGTTGAAACGCCAGCAACGGTGAATGTTTGATTTGTCATAATGATATTCCTCACTAATTAATTTATAATACAATAATACTACCAATTTAAACGGTTGTCAACCTTTTTGTTGACTTTTGGTCCTATAACTATTGAGGACCGGTCCAACGAACCCAGGAGTAATCTCCATCGAGAACATTACCTCGGGGTTTGTTTCGAGCAGGCGCCGCCCAACCAGCGGGTTTAAGAATGTCACCTTGACGGAACTTCTTATCGTTCTCGGTCTTAACAACAAAACCCCAAACACTGCCTCCAGTGATGACCTTAATGTACTTGCTACCTTCAACAATCTTAATTTGGTCAACAAACTCTTGGACACGCTCTGCCTTACGGTCGTCATCACCATAGGGTGAACGGGCATTCCAAAACTGGTAGTCTTTAACGATTGTTTCTACTAATGCTTCTAGATTCATAATTTTTCTCCTAACTCTTCACTTTATATACTTATTATGGACTCTTTTGGGTCCAATGTCAACCTTTTTTTGCAATCTTTTTGAAATCTTTTTCCTAACAAAATCAATAGGTTAGGAAAGCCCTAGATTGCCCTGTAAGGGAGGGTATATAAGGTGTATGTTAGGACACACTTAGTGTATGTAGGGTGCTGTATAGGGTAAATATAGGGGTAATTTAGGGTAATTTGAGGGGTTTAGTAGCCCTCAGACCACTCATTGAAAGCGTTCTCTTTGACTACAAGCAAGTTGAAGTTTGCGCCCAATGTTGCGGAACCCGTGCTTGCTGTAAGTCTCAAATCAATGTCAGTCTTTTCTGGGATAGTCAACGGTATTTGAAATTCATAATCGTATTGACCGCCATATACTGCACCAGAGTGCTGAATACGGAAAACACCATTTGGCTCACGGAATAAAAGTCTGCTTGCGATTGCGGCGTTGGCACTACCTGAGAAGTCATACTTCATAAGATATGCTGTATACCCTGCAGGAACAGTGTACACTGCCATGAGTGTTTGCTCTTGATCCTCTAACACTTTAGCGACTACTGTGCCCGAACCGGAACCATAGTGGGCTGTTATGTCACCAGTAAAAGGTGTACTGCCATTGTTATACATTCTAAACAAACGAACATATGTATTTGCAGATGATACTGCGGTAGTGGCATCAGTAGGATCTAATGTTACAGTCTCGCTTTGCACATTAAAGTCAGCATCAAGTCCTTGGATGAAGATTGTTTTGGATTCGTCTCCAGTCTCTGCATCTGATTTAAGAAACACATTGTCAGCACCTCCTACATCCCATGTTGACCATGGATATAGATTAGATCCGTCCCAGACAGTTTCTTCAACACCATTTGCCGGTGCTGTGTTTCGTCCAAACTTGTGTACATGGAAAGCATTGCGGAGTTTACCTCTCGCCGCATTTAGTTTCCAATCATCGCCGAATAAAAATGTGGACATTATTTTTTACCTAAGGCTTGTGAGCCGTAAAATGCGGCGACAATTGCGGCGACCGAAACAAAATAAGTGGCTGCCATGTCACCTAGGATTGTAGCCGCTCCATCGAAACCGGAACCATATGCAATAACTACTGCGAAAGGATACAACAACATGCCGGCAAGAGCAAACCATGCCATATTTCGTTGTGCATCCTGTTTCTTATCTTCATTCTCTATCATAATCATTCGCTCGTGTTTAGCGAGCTCTTCGTCTGTTACGACACCATCACCATCCAAATCAGCACTTGCATATGTGCTGCCTTCTTCAAGTGTTTTAGACATCTATCTCTCCATTAATGGATACTCATTAAATGTATTTATAATAATTTGAGAATTAAACTAGCGGCTTTTGCTAAATTTGCCTTTAAAACCATATCATCAGACATTTCAGAAATGTTATTCATACGAACACAATCCTCTAGAATTTCTTTGTATTCACTTTCTGTAATATGTCCTGCTTCTCGATGTTCAGTAACATCAATAATGATTTGGGCTTGTTTTTCTACTTCTTCATCGCCGCAATTGAGTAGTGCCTTAATATCATCTAACATTAGAATCTCCTCATAACTGCATCAGCTATGTCTTTGCTCTGTGTGGTAAGAACTTTCTTTTTCAAGTCACAAAATACTGGAGACAAGTTGTTCCCCTTAGCATATAGCCCGTTAGTAGTATCCTGCATTTCTAACACCATAGCCTGTAAGTCCTTAGACCCTTTGGATTCAGAATACAATTGCAGAAAGTCTACGCTTCGTTTAATTGTGCTTAACTGTGTTCCTGGATTTTTACAATCTAATCTGGATACTTCCAGACGAACTTCAACTGCCAGGATTGATTCGTTTGAATCTTGAAAACTAATTGAGGGGACTCCACTGCACCCCGCTACAAACATAGAACATACTGCTAACACCGCAAGCATACGCATTACTCTACTACCTCTTCTTTAGGTTTACTGGTGATGGCATTCTCATAGTACACTATGATAGCCTTTTGCTGTTCCAAATATCTTCTAATCTCTGCTACATTCACAGACATAGTTTCATACGAGCGAACACTCATTGCATAAAACACCCACGGGTCGCCGTTCTCTTTTTTAAATGTTTCTATAAACTCGTCAAAATTTTCAGTAGTTACAACATAGAATTTAGTCTGTCCTAAAGTGACAGGCTTAGGTGCGGTCTGTAGTGGGATTTTTTTATCGACGATTTGATTTTGAATCACTATCTCCTTTTCAGGAGTTCGTAATAAAGAACAGCCGCTAATTAGCAGGGCTGAGCTTAGTAATAGACTCAATTTCGTCAAATACTTTAGCTGTAGCATTATTAATTCTCTTTTCGATTAAACCAGGTTTTTTCAGACTCAGTAAAGCAAGGTCATGCTTCTGCAATTTTCCCAGTAAATCATCCTTATATGATTCCGCTTTCTGCAAGTCCTGTTGCAGGGTAGCATTTTGCTCTGCCATCTGTTCGGCAAATTGCTGTACCTCAGTAAGAGCATCGGCATTTGCTTTGGCAGACTCGGCTAGTTTTGCATTGTTCTCACGGAGAGTTTCCATGCGTGTCTGCATATCCTTATACTCATACCAAGCACCAAATAGGACTGCACCTACAACACCGAAAATAATTAGTAGTGAATATATTTTAGTCATACAAGTATTTATAAAGATTCCAAAAGCGGTTCGATATATGTTTCTCTTAACTTTTCTATATATGCTTCCGTGTCGCCCAGGGTTGGCAGGCTTGCCATAAGATTATCATATTCCTCTGTAGGCAAATTACGAATCTTCTCAAAGTCCTCTAGTTCCTTAAAAGGTCTGGCTGTATCAAATATACCAGGTTTCAAAGGATATAATGGTTTCTTTTGTTCGACCCAAGGATTTAATCTATTACATATGCCCTGTGCAATTTCAAAGGATGTAATATCGGAGCCATCAATTTTTTCCCATCTCACTGCCTTCAGACCATCCGGGTTGTTTGCATCAGGAAAGGAGTATCCATATTGCTGATATGTTCTATCAAACTCAGAAGTATAATTGAGTACATACTTATTCTGTAGTTCTTTAGGTAGGATATACAACGGTATAAACAATGTGTTATCTACCGGACATTCCTCACTTGCTAACCATTCGGCATGATGTACTACTGATTCAATATTCTCATGGGGCAATCCTACAATGTAACCTTGTTGTACAAACACATCACCCTTCCATACACTTTTTGCCTGGTACAGCATATCCTTAATTCGCTCTGGGTCTAGTCCTTTACCTACTACTTTCCCTGCTCTCTGGTTGTAAGTCTCAATACCAAACCAAGTATGCACTAAGCCCATTTGATGTAATAATTCTATCTGCTCAGGTTGTGTGACAAGTAAGTCCGCTCGCAAGTAACACCAAAAATAAATTTTAAAAGGCAGCGAATCAACTACATCTGCAAAAAACCTAACCTTTTCGATTGTATCATTGAAGGTATCATCCTGTATTGAATATTTTGTTATGCCAAAGTGTTCGTAATTATAAATCAGTTCGTCTCTAAAGGCTTCCTTTGTTTTAATATATCCTGCAATATTTTTCATCCCAATTAAAGGAAAAGAACAAAACTTACATTTAAATCTACACCCTCTAGAACACTCCATAGGTACGACTTCATGTGGAGTTAAAAATGTATTAGGTGTAAAACTAGCTCTGCTTTTTGCAAAATCGAAACAGGTATGTTCTGCATGTGCCTTAGTATCGTGACTAATTATTCTAGAATAGTCTAGTGGGCTTTTTATTAAATCTATGAATTGGGTTTCACCATAGCCACATATAATATGGTCAACATGGGAACCCAATAGTGTATCTAATGAGGGAGCTTTACTACCACCTGCAATAATTTTTACTTGATTGTTATTCTGTTTTATTCTTTCCAACATCCAAGTGAATTTACCATTTACAAGGTAATCACCAATATAAACATCATTACTTGTTTCTGTGTTCCAAGTTTTCTCAATTATTTGTTCGGTGCCCGTACCCGAAGATGTCCAGGTCATGGAAAAGGCAATTGCTTTGGTGTTTTGTGTCACCACCTTATCAATTGCCTTCCCGAATTCATAAATGTTCCAGTACTCAATGAAGTCTAAAACAATCGCACTGTAGCCGTGTCGTCTTAATTCCTCCGCAAGAAGGTGTGGACCCAATCCACGGATTTTGTGGTTGGGCATTGGACCGCTGTTAATAAAGACGACATCATACACTAGAACTTAATGCTTCCATAATCATTTGAAATACGAGTACTCATCTGTCCCCTATCAAATACAGGCACATTGTCATCCTGCCCAGAGTCTGTAATGTTCTTTTGTGCCTCACTATCCAAATCATACAGGCGCATCTTACTTCTATCGACACCCACCATAAATCGTTTGTTTCTAGTAGGATCTGAATACCTGTTCTTCAATTGCTTCACCATCAATTGACCCTGTTGCTCAAGTTCTTCAGTAGAGATAAGAGCAAACATCAAGTCAGCAGTCGCAGGCAAACCAAACGATTCAGATGTATCTGTAAGTTCTACATCACTATTAGAGTAGCCGCTTCTTGTTGTTTGTGTTGCAGTAACAATAGGCAAGTCAAACTCTACAGCCAGGCCCCGCAATTCCTCAGCAATACTTTTAATAATAGTATACGAATTTGCATTGGCACTAGGTTTAAATCTAGAACTAGCACAAATATTCAGATAGTCAATAAAGATAATATCAGGAACAAAGTTTCTTTTAATTTTTAATTCACCTAGCAAAGACTTAAAGTGTCCTGAATGTGCAGATGCAGTAGGGTATTCTTTAATAACCAACCTACCTTGAATCTTGTTACGAATCTTATCAATTCGTTCACTAAACATTTTCTTAGATAGGTCGCCCAGTTCCTGAATAGCAACATTCATCATGTTAGCATCTATTCTTTCAGCAATGCGTTCCTCTGCCATTTCAAGTGTAATGTACAACACATTTTTAGCCTGTGAAATAGCACCGGCTGCCATGTGACACATGAACAAGGACTTACCCACACCTGTACCTGCAAGTGCAACATTGAGAGTCTTGTTTGCTAACCCACCCTCAGTGATAAGATTAAAGTATTCAAGGTCAAAAGGAATTTTTTCTTCCAAGCGATGATAAAACTCATACCGTTCATCTGCGTTCTCAATGTAGTCGTGTCCAACATTATTATCGAACCCCACGCTAAGAGCTTGTGAGAGCAGGCTAGGCAGTGAATCTTTACTGTAATCCCCACCTTGACCTTCAATAATCTGAATAGAATCCATAATAGCATTAACTAATGCTCTATCCTTACAGAACTTTTCAGTCTCATCAATAAGCCAGGAGGAGTCTGTTTTATCATCTGCATTAAGTGCATTAATAATTGTCTCACACTTAACATACATGTCCTCAGAGATACTGCGGTCTTCTTGTAAGCTAATCAGCAAGGCACTTTTTGTAGGAGGACTATTGTATTTGTCTACGAACTGTTTAATAACACCGAATACCTTTCTATCCTCAAGGTCGGAAAAATACTCGTCTTTTATAAATGGAATAGTCTTGCGAACATATTCCTCATCATTAATTAGATTCGATAATATTTGTGTCTCGATTCTCACTCATCCACTCCCGCTTCACATCCTCAATACAAGGCTCACATAGGTAAACCTCTTCATCACCGCTATTAAAACATATTGCGGCATCATCGTCAAGTATTTCTACATCGCAACGGTCACATTTATTCATAATTAAGCCTCATAAGATTTATTGACATTTTCAGGTGGGGTACAATCACTTTCATAATAAAACAGCACCAAATTTGTCCTATCTGTTTCTAACATTTCACTGAACCCATGTTTGTATAGATGAGGGTCTTCCCAAAATATTAACCGATTTGGTTTAACATCTACAGTAAATATACATTCATCTCCGTCCCAAAATTGCAAGTCGCCGCCAGTGTCCATATAAAGACATGCATTTATTACATGGCTACATTTTATTTTATCGTTCCAATTAAAATCCTTGTGGACAGTAAGTGTTTTCCCGGCGGGGATTCTACAAACACCTCCACCATGCAAGTATGGGTCTGGTAATAATCCACTGTATTTAGATTTACTTTCAATCCAGGTAAGAAACTTGCCGGCATTTAAATAATTAATTATGCTTTCGGTGTAAGGAGTTTTGTCCAACTTCCTATATTCATATCGAGTAACATAAGGTAAAGGTGTCTTAACATCTACATCCTCCCATATAGTACGAGTATTAATTTCTTGTAAACATGTCTCGAAAATATTAGTTGGTAGAAAGTCATCAACAACCCAAACACTACACGGTTCAGAATAATGTGTAACATTTAGGTCATCGAGATTATTGAAGAGATTTGCAATCTCAGTCAACATCGCCATAAGCCTCTGCGATATCTTCGGCGGAAACTTCTTCCTGAATAATATCACCACTAGCAATTAGATATCGTTTCTGAATCCAAGATGAAAATGTTTCATCTGCTAAGATAGGCAACCAGAAGTCCTTAGTGTATGTTTCCTTTGTGCGGTACTTTTTGCTGTCCTCACCATCTTTAGCGAGTTGATACCAACCATTGGATGGCTTAGTTACATGCCCAGACTCAAGTGCCATAGCCAACAAGCCTGACCATTTACTAATACCACCTTCAAAGGATACTTCAACAGGAATTTTAGACTTCTCACGAACATATCGGGACTTCTCAACATTAATAATAAAGTTGTATCCTGTAATGTCTGTGCCTGTTTTTTCTTGTTGGCGTCCGATAATGAAAATGTTATCTGCGGAGTAGTAAATGCCTGTACCGCCTGAAACAACATCTTTCGGAAACAATCCAATTTCCTTGTAGGTATGGTTAACCACTACAGCAGGAATATCCTTAATTGTAAGGTGAGGTGTAATCATACGGAACAGGGATTTCATTTGTTTTGCACGAGTCATATCAGCAACAGACTTACCTTCAAGTGCATCATCTACTTCTTTCTTACTTGCTAAGTTGCCCACTGAATCGACAATGACCATAACATGGTCGCCTCTTTCAATGCCGTTAAGTTGAGACATCACATCATGTTTCAATTGTTCAATATCAGTAATAGGAGTATGGACAACCCTATCTGTATCAATGCCGAAACTAGTAAAGTAACCTTGAGGTGCACCAAACTCTGAATCGTAAAATAGAATAACTGCATCATCATACTTGTCCAAATAAGATTTAGCAAGTAACATAGCAAATGCAGTCTTAAAGTGTTTACTAGGTCCTGCAAATACCGTTAGTCCCGGAGTAAGTCCCCCATCTAATCTACCGCTAAGTGCTACATTCAATGCAGGCACCGAAGTCTGAATCAAATCCTTTGTTCCAAAGAATTTAGATGTTGTAAGAACAGACGACTCTTTAATAGTCGAGTTCTTTCTAAGTTTATCAAGTAAGCTCATTATATTCTCCGTAGTTTGCTAATATCAATTGTTAAGGCCAAATGCGTTTACAACACTTTGCCCATAATACAAATAGTAATCGTAATCTTTCTTTTTGGACATATCAGTCCAATAGTCTATAAGTAGAACAACTCTTTCCTCGTCGGTGTTATTTTCTATCCAATGATAATATTTAGCATCATCAAATATAAAAGAGGATTTCTTTTCATAATGAAAAAGCTCTACTTCACAGTTATCATCCAAACTGTCCGTTCCTGCGATATAACAGTTCTTTGAATCTGAGGGGGCAATAAAACACCATTGTGACCTTTGAATAAAATCCTTTTTTTCACCCCAATGTCCATTAATGCGGCCGTGAGGTTTAAGAGAACCAAACTGTGCATAGAATACATTTCCAAAACCGTTTAAAATTTCATATGTTTTAGGGAAATACTTTTCTACAGGTTCATAAAGTTTTGTATTATATCCAAGCCAATTAGAAGTCCAACCATCTGCATATGGTTGAGAGGCTCTTTGTGTTTTAACAGGAACATTTGGAAATATATCACCCATGTTGCTACGGGACGCCTCAGCGGCACTAAGATGTTCTGGATGGTTATCCATATATTCACGGAATGCTACTATGTTTTCCGTATATTCCTTTGTAATTTCTTCGATGTTATCATTTAACTTGGATACATCATACCCGTCGATTGGCTTAAATACTTTATCCATTAACAACCTCTTTCACATAAGGTATTCTTTTTAAAAGATCCTCATATGATTCATCAAAAATACTAATTTTCAATAGTATTCTGTCCTCATCATTTGTTTTAACACCATGTAGTACTGTTGTATTTAGTAGTGCTTGTTCATATGTGTAATCTACATCGCCTATAGTAACAGGTGCAGGGTTCTCTGTCAAGATAAAATTTAGCGAACAGGTCGTATTGTTATCCACATGCATCGGCAACACTGAATTGGCTTCCTGCCAGTAAAACCTAGGACTACCATTAACACCAAAGTCTTCCATAATCTTTTCAATATAAGGTGCAGTGTGTTTCAGTATTAACCAAGTATCTAATGATTTCTCATACCTAGGATCCGTATAAGGCTTTGCATCCTGCTTAACCATTTCTGCAATGACAAGAAGTAAATCCTTATTAAGAGGATAGTTAAGATGAGTAATAGGTTCCATTATGAACTAAGTACCTTAGCAATGTCAGGACGGAAGTAACCGTCGGGTTTCAGTACCTTACCTGTATCAGGATCTTTAATGACTTTACCCTCAATACATTTGCTCATGTTAGACGCACGAACCTCATTCCAAACTCTATCAAAAGGAATATCTAAAGTGGTAGCCATTCCCATAATAACCCATACCATATCGGCAAGACCATCGGCAATTTCAACCTTATCACCTGCCTTGTAGGCTTCGAGAGTTTCATTATACTCCTCGGTAATTAGATCCATATAAAGTTTGGCTTGTGCCTCAATGTCTTGCGGCATTGTGCCATATAGAGGCATTTGTCCTGCCGCCAGCATAAATTGGTCTACATCGTATTGATAGTCGCTCATGAAAATAAATCCTCTAGTGTTGCAACGGGTCTAGTATTCCAACCTAAGCCTTCTGCAATTGTTTTTAATGGGTCTACAAATGATTTCTCAAATATAGTTTCGTAGTCTACATAACGATGAACATCAAATTCAGTAGGAAGTTTGCTAATAAACCCTACACAGTTCTCGCCAATGTGATTAGGTTCTTTGAGATAAAGAAACTTAATTTTATCACCATCATTGATGACCTCGTATTTATTGCCTGCCTTATGCTTTTTCAATAAATGATTATACATTAGGGCGCCTCGGACATGCATAGGTGTACCCTTCTCATAAATGTGAGAAGAAGATGTGTACTTACCTAAGTTATTACATCCTCGAGGAAATGCAATTGCCTCAGGAGTAAGTTTCCTAAATGCTTCCCAGTTCTCAGCAACAAAACCTTGCAATGTTTGTTCATCTGTTTCAAGGCAAAGTTTGACCGCTTGCCGCAAGCTCTCCCTAACAGGAGCAGGAGTAGATGACCTTACAATCTCAAGTCCCATAACTTTAAGTTTAGGCTCTGCGTACCGCACTCCTTCATTGTCGGAAACATTAAGTGCATACCGCTTCTTAGCAACCCAGATACCTCGTTCAGCAATTGCTTCTCGCTTAAAGAATATCTTTTGTTCAAAGGCATTTGTGTAGTTAGCAATGTCTACCATTGCTTTGTTAATTGCAGGCTCTATCTTATCATTACCAATCTTATCCAAGTTGTCAACGATTTTATCTTTAGACATACCCTTAAAGAACTTTTGTACAAGTGCATCCATAGTAATGTAACAAGAGTCTGTGTCTGAATAAAATGAATACATCTCACCCTCAGTACCACATACCTTATTCAAATAATCATCAAGAGCCTTTGCAGTTTGCCTAATTAGAAACTGCCCTGTCATTGTAATGCCTTCAGCAATACGGGTATCATAATATCTAAAGTACTCGTTACCCATAGCACCGAACAAAGAGTTCAACTGAATCTTTCTTGCCATCTGAAAGTTATTGTATTTTGCAATATCATTCAACAAGTCTTTGTTTTTTGTTTTTTCGTATTCGTTCTGTGTGGCAATCATCAGCTTCTTGTACTTTTGACGGTCATCAAAAAACTTAGATACGATCTCAGGAAACAATCCTTGCTTGTCTCTACGGAATGTTTGTCCATTAGACGCTACAGCATATTCAGTGTTTATCTCTGCCTTACGCTCCAGTAGAGAGTCTACAGTGCAGTCCACCATACCAGGTACTAGTGTTTCAGGACTCATGTTGTATTGCATAATAATAGAGGGATACAGGGAAGTTGCATCAAAGGACATAACCCAGTCATACTTACCTGGCTTAGGTTCCTGTACATACGCACCTTCAATGCGGCGACCCTCAGAGTTTTTACGAGCAGGAATCATAATGTTTTTATTCAGCAGGTGATTGTACAGTAGGCAGTCCCAAGTACGCACCGAAGAATAAATGTCATTGAAATTACACTTAGCATCATATGCCATTGTAGCAATCAGCTCGATAAGTTTCATCTTATCCTCGAGCTCATCAACAAGTTTAGTATCAATGATGTTGTAATCAATAAAGCGATTCCAATCATTCTCATAAAACTCTCGGAAAGTATCATAGCCACTTTCCAACTTGTTCTTACCTAGCTCTACCTCAGCAATGTAATCTAGTTTGTAGGATTCCTGTGCAGTGTAAGTAAACTTCTTGTATAAGTCTAGATAGTCTAATTGTGCAACACCTTTAATATCATATGCAGTAATTTCCTTGTTATGCATTTTAATACCACGACGGCGGGTCATGTTAAAAGGGCTAAGAGAATTCTTTGCATCGTTACCAAACAGTTTATCCATACGGGCAACGATATAAGGAATGTCAAAAAGACTACTGTTCCAACCAGTAATAACATCTGGATATTCATTGCACCACCATGTACCAAATTTTGTTAGAAGTTCGTGTTCATCTACACAGGGCTCGTATGTTACATTGAGATGTTTTGTAGCATCACCGGGTGTCCATTCACCCTCGCCCCATGTAAATATTTCTTTTGTGTTATTATTCATAACAGTAATAAGAAGTACTTTTTCGAGCGGGTTATCTACATTAGGAAACCCTTGTTCAGCAGTAGTCTCAATATCTATTGACCAGATTGAAAGTTGTGACAAATCAAAGTCAATGTCATTGGGATATTGCGTAGAAAGGAATTGATAAGTTAGGTCAGTTTGTCCATAGATAGGATAGTTCTCAATGTCACTATACTTGTCCTGGAATTCTTTACAGTCGGCATTGTTGCCAAACTCAATAGGTTTTAGGTTTTCACCATATAAACCTTTGTACTGCGAGGAGCCCTCTGCTCTTACATAAAGAGTAGGCTTAAACTCATGTCGCTCGTTAAATCTTTTGCCGTCACGCACTCCGCGTAACAACACCTTGTTGCCATATTGCCAGGCATAGCTATAAAAGTTTCTATTCATACTGTACACTATACAGTAAACTTCCGCCGATGTCAAGCGGAAGTTTACCAATATAGCAATTAAATTTGAATTTTGGACTCAGGAACAATGACCTTAGAACCATAATGCTGATTGTATTCATTCAACAAGGTCTTAGCCGGAGAGAAAATTGAAATAATGTGATTAGGAAAAATTGGGATAAGATTGCCTTCAGCATAAGGAGCATATGGTGCCAGCCCAATACCAAACTTACCTTCTTCTTTTTGGTCAGGGATAAGCATAACTACTGCCGGCTTTTCAATTTGTACAAGCTGGCGACCTTCGAGGTCTGTCTCAGTTACCTTACCAATAAGTTCCTCACCTGAAGTGAGCTTTACAATTTGGACATCGCTCATAGTGAATTCTTCTTTTCTTGAATTTCTTTACGGCGTTCTTTTGTAAGTTTACCTAAATCACCGAGTGCCTTGCGGGCACGAGTTGCGGCAACCTTTTTACCACCAACCTCAAATGCTTCGTGTTGTACTAGGTATTCCTCATAAGCGGCAATAATCTGTTCATGTGTGGTCATAATAATATCCTATAATAATTTAAGAGTTTGGGGGAGCGCGGAAAGGAAACGCGGCTCCCCCGTAGTGTACACTACATACTATTTAGTCCTGTAGGAAAGTTTTTGTAGAGATTTTTATCTCTTTTGGTTTTTTCGCCTCAGGGACAATATGCTCTAATGTGATACGCAACATACCGTGTG